GGCTATTCTAGCGCCCGCGCTCGCTCATTAAAAAATTGCGTATAAATAGCATTAGAAAAATGCCGTAAGCCCTTGATTTATAAGGGTTTTCCGAATGAAAAAAGTATTATGTCAAACAAGAAAAATTGCAAATGAGAACGATTCTCAGGTAAATTCGTGTTTTTGACTTTTTAAAACAAAAAATGTTTCACATAAAATAAAAAATGTTTCACATGAAACAAAAAGGTGGGGCTACTCGCTACGTCTGCCTTTGCATTTCAGCTAACTGGTCAGCATCCGCTTTTGCCCCTAAGAGGAATATTATTTTGGGGTATGCCCGCCACCCTGTTTGCCGTTTTCTCTGGCGGCGCGTACTTTAGCTTCTGAGTTAGATTTACCGCCTTTTGATCCCATTGCTTTACCAGCCGAAGATAAGTTGGTGTATTTAATTGCGCCTGAATCGTTTTTGATTGGTTTGTTCATATTTAACTCCATAAAATATTCAGCCCAAGCGTTTGGGGGTGTATTCTAGCCCAAGCGTTTCGGTCTACCACCTAGTTTACCATTGAGTTTACTGCTGATGCGTTTTGCTTCTGAAGATATTAAGCCGCCTTTACGCCCGCGTTCTTGTTGATTTACCAATTGTTTTTCATGTTCTTCTGCTGTCCATTTAAAGCCTGTGCGCCCCGCACCACCTTTAGTTAAATTGATGATAGGGTGTTTCATATCTCTAAAACAAGCTATTAGCAGTTGCTCATGGCTTTCAGCTTCTTCTTTAGTGTTCCAATTAGCTACAGCTTCAGCAAACCACTCTTTATTTTCGATAGCGGCGTACCAATGAGGTTGATGAGAGCGGTGTTTGCTAGTCATGCGAAGTTTATTTTTGCTCATACCGACATAAAACACTTGCCCAGTATCTTGATAGCGATGTATATAGGTGTAGTACATTATCTTGCTCTCTTGATTGTGTCAAAGGATAGAACAGTAGTAGCGGGTTGCTTGGTGTTCTCTACAGCAGTTAGCTTTGGCTCAACCATACGGCGAATCTCCGACTTAGATTTGCCTTCAATCACCGAAGGGACAGCAAAGATATGCTTCTTATTCGTGTAATCCGAAGAAGCCAATAATCCTAAATCAGTCCAACCAGCTTCCTTGAACGCATGGAGTAAAGCCGCTTGCGGTATCTTCACACCATGAGGGATTTGAATTCCCATCATAGGCTCACATAAGTCGTGAAATGGGCTACCACAAATGCCATCTTTAAATACGGACAAGCGATTACGCATCAAATCAACCAAATAAGATTCAGCAGGAGAGCGACCATGCTCAATCAAATTGGTCTTAAACTCTGTCATGGCGGGAGTAGCACCCGGATTGAACTTAGAAACATCACGCTGATATAGATACGCGGTAATCTGTTCAAAGCCACCAGCATTAAACCAATCCCAGATCTGTTTTCCTTCATCATCACTCATGCGAGGTGCATCAGAGCTAATACAGAACCAACGGCGATCTTGTGAAGCCAAGCTAATAGGAATCTGCTCATTAGAAAAGGCAAGAACAAACAAGCGATTTGCCATTTGGTATGGGTGTAAGCCCTTACGATTGATATTGAGCATTTCAGGAGGCGCGGCAATGATTGGTTTGAGCTTGTTAGCCAATGCTCTACGAGTAGAAGCATCTGGCTCTTTAAGCTCATTGATAATCAGAATCTCGGATTCAAGGTCATAGCCCCATTGAGAACCAATGGTTTCGCTATCCATGTAACCACGATTCTTTAGGTTTGAGCCACAGACTGACCAGATGAACGGCGACCAAAGTGTATCCTTACCGCAACCCTCATCACCTACATGAAGAACTGCATGGTTGATCTTAATCTTAGGGTTCTTGAGTTTAAATGCCATGATATTAAGCAAATGATTGCGGTCTTTCTCTGATGGCACTAAGCGCGCCAATAGATTAGTCCAAAGGCTAATGTCCCCTACTTTGGTATCTTCAATGTTAGGTCTAGCGTCCACCCAACGATTGCCATATATGTCGCCTTCGCGCCCAACATAGACTGATTCACCAGCGGCATAGGTTAAATTAACCAGTATCTTGGCATTGACAGACTCACGGCGTTCATCAAAGCTAATAGACGCGGCGATTTGTGGCTTCCTGCCATGAATAGAACGGCACTCGATATGACGATAGATAGCATTAAATGTAGAACGAGAGATTTCTCTGCGGTTCACCAAGTCAAAGTAAGAATCATTAGCCGATACATAGGCAAAATGCTTATGCCAATCTCCCTTTTGGATACGCCCTAAAGCCCTTAAATCAAGCTCCCGCATGAGTTCTTCATTGGACGAAAACATCTTAGAAGGAGTCAATAAAGCACGAGCTTGGGTATATAGATCAGTTAGCAACTCAGGGCGCAAGCCAGCTTGATGCTATTCTGCACCTTGACCAGCCGCCCAATCTAGGAATACTTGCGATGTAATGTGGGTGCAATGCTCATGGAAGCATTTGAAAGAGCGCGTTACAGGGTGATAGCGACCCATAGGGTTGTTATCACTATGGTTCTGGGCATTAGGGCAAAGCACCCCATACCAGCCTGTGTTGTTGGCTCTATCAAGGATAGCGTTGTGGTCTGATAACCATGTGAGAATGTCGTCCTCACCATTGTCTGCGATCTTGACAGTACGAACTGAAGCGGTATCTGCTTCATTGGGCTTAACGTCTAAGGCTCTGCAAATCTGATCTAAGCTAAACTCATTTTCTGGATGGAACTCTATGAGTTCAGACTGAAATGAATCCTTGTTTGGTTTGAGATTGACAGAACCGGGCAATCTAAAGTTACGAACCGCATTAGTAGCGCCACCATCGGTATATCCAGCCTTGGCAATAGCATTAATAGCCGCGCAAAACTCACCTTTAGTAGGCATCGTATCAACAGCAAACGTATATCCCCATTGGAAGTTATCAGGGGATGTTTCCATTATCCAAGTAGGCTCTAGCGGTGGGGTCTTAGACTTCGTACCAATATCGTCTAGCACCATGACAGCTACATATTCGCAGTTTGAAGCTGATGCTGATAGTTTGCCATCAATGAAGCGATCAATAATGTAAGACCCTGTGTTGCCATACCAAGCACCTACGCCGTTGTAACCTTCAGGCAAATGGGGTAGCCAAGTATATTTAATAGTCTTATCAACATTCAGAACTGGCTCACCAGCCCTAGTAACTGGCTTTTGCAAAACCATCAACATGGTTTCGCCCTCAACTGCCAATTTTTCTAAATACTCAACGAAGTCTGTATTTGTCAGCATATTATTCTGTGTTATTATTTTGTCAGCCATTATCTTGTCCTCTAGCTTGATCTCTGGTTAGAAAAGCTGAGAATCTTATTGGGGTTCTCAGCTTTTTGGTTTATTAGTTTACTACTTCCCATACCGCGTTAATATCTTTCCTTCTACTGCTAAGGGTAAATCCTGACACCACGCGGGGGGCGTACACATAATTTCTTTTGCTTGCTCTAATCTTGCAGGCGCGTCCTCTATCTTACACTCGATTAATACCTCATCATGCGCGGTTAGAACTACATCATCTATCTGACGTAATACATAGCGCAATAGATCATTAGCGGTTGCTTGGCAAACATTTTCTACTGCAATCCCAGCCCACAATCTAGCTCTTGACCACTCTTTAGCATCGCTTTCAGGCTTCCAAGCAGACTTAGCATAGCTAATACCCCCATCATCATCAAACCGCGCAAAGGGATAGCAAAGAAACCGACCAGATGGCAGTACATACCAAAGGTGAACGCTGTCAAAGTAATACCCAACGCGTCCAGCAACGAAAGAATCTTTAATAGGAAAGCGCATCGCTTTGGTGTAGGCTTCTTCTGTATCTCTCCAGTACTGGACAGCCCATTGGTTTGCCTTACGCCATTTGTCGACTGTAGCTTTGGATTCGCCTTCTGGCAAAAGTATGCCGTAGTTTCTGCCCATGTTAGAGAACGCGCCCACCCCGCCACCATATCCGCAAGCTAAAATAGCCACTTTGCCAATAGTTCTTTGTTCTGGCGTAACCTTGTCCTCTGGAACTCTAAACATCTTCGCGGCTTCTTTAACGTAGATATCCTCGCCAGCACGAAATACGTCTAATACTTCTTGTCCTTGTGGATGCTTTGATAGCCAAGGATTTACCCTAGCTTCAATTGCCGCCCAATCCAACACCACGAAAGCGTTGCCTTCTGCTGGTAATAATGCGGGTCTAATCATGCCTTTAAGCACTTCGCTTACGCTTTTGCCAAAATTAGGCACTAAGTTCTCGCTGTTAAGCATAGCTTTACGCACAGCTTCAGGGTCTTTAGCTGTCTTACGAGCCATATTCTGTAGCTGTAAGCCATACGAAGCCACCCTTCCTGTAGCGCTACCGCCATTAAAGATAAACGCACCTCGTACTCGTTGATCTTCTGGATCAGCCAGCTTTGCCATGCGGGTAAACTTAGCAACTGAAGATGCCCATATA